CGTAAAGGTGGAGATATTTGGAGGAGTAAAGGTTCAAAAGTTTTCTTTGATGGTGGAACCGCGGCGCTACGTAACAAATCTCATTTTGCAGCTCTTACTTTTGAACTTAAGTTAAAGACAGCTCGTGGTGGAGGCGGCGGATACAAGCAAATATCAGATTCAGTGAAAAATAGAATGAGAATAAATCTTCCATCTAATCAAGATTTGAAAACACGAGCAAATAATCTAAAGCAACAAGGCGAGAAGTCTAAATTTGCATTGCCATTATATAATATAGTCAAGAAGATACATCCAGAAGTGACTAAAGAACAATGGATGAACGGATTTATAACCAAGAGCGCAGGTGATATACACAGTAAGATTGCAGGCCTATACGTACTTGACGCACTAGTTGATAATAAAAAAGAAGCTGACTTAGTCATAACTGACATGGTGAACTATGCAGGATCTACTCTTGATGAGTCATCAATATACGCAAAGGTATATCAATAATGAATTTTAAAGAATTTATATCAGAACAAAAAAATACTCATATGACTCACATTGAAGATAAAGTTTTGTACGGTGGAGTTGATGGAACAAGAGAAGCAATTCTTGCTCTACGTTCTTTAAGAGATATGTTAGCAGGAGTAAAAGATGGAAATGTCAGTGTCAAATGGGACGGAGCCCCAGCTATTTTCGCTGGTATTGATCCTCGTGACAATAAATTTTTTGTTGCTAAGAAAGGGATATTCAACAAATCTCCAAAGGTTTACAAAACTAATTCTGATGTTGACGACGATACTAGTGGTGATCTTAATGCTAAACTAAAAAAAGCTCTTCAGTACTTACCTGATTTGGGAATTAAAGGAGTAGTACAAGGTGACTTCTTGTTTGATTCAAGCGAAGTTAAAACCAAAAAAATTAAAGGTAAGTCTTATATAACTTTTCACCCTAACACAATTGTTTATGCTATACCTTCAGGTACTGAAGCTGCAAGAAAAGTTAAGTCAGCTAAGATAGGTATAGTTTGGCATACTACATATACAGGAAATAAATTCGAAGATATGAAAGCATCTTATGGAGTTGACATTAGTAAGTTCCGTGATAGTAAAAATGTTTGGTCGCAAGATGCAATGTTAAGAGATATGACACAATTTACTATGACTCAAAAAGATACGGAGGAAGTTAATGCACATCTTAGTAACGCTGGCAGGATTTTTAATAAAATTTCTGCTACTACCCTACGTACTCTCGAAGCTGACCAAAACCTTGCTCAACTTATTGAAACGTTTAATAATACTTATGTACGAAAAGGCGAAGTCATTGGTAATACCAAAACCCACGTTGCGAAATTAATAACTCACATAAAACAGAAGTTTCAAAAAGAGATAGATAAAAGAAAGACTGAAAAAGGTAAGTCAGTTCAAGTACAAAAATTAAATGCTATACTTAAATTCTTTTCACCACAAAATAAAATTAGTTTACAAATGATGTTTGATTTACAGAAATCTATAGTTCTAGCAAAATTAAAAATTATAAATATATTAAATAAGTTAAATAGCGCACAGACATTCTTAAAAACTCGTAATGGATATAAAACAACCGGACAAGAAGGTTATGTGGCTATTGACAAACTTGGTGGTGATGCAGTGAAAATTGTAGATCGTATGGAGTTTTCATACGCGAACTTTTCACCAGATATATTAAAAGGATGGGATAAGCCGGGGAGGAACTAATGGCACCATTAGATTTTAAACATATGACGTCTGCAAAATATAGACCAGGCGAAGATGATGCAATCAATTATTACGCACAAAAGCGTAAGAAACAATATCACGGTAATGAGGGTAAAGAAGTCAAAGAACTCTCTATGAAGCCTGATAAAAAACTTCCAAATTTAAAACTTCCCGTAAAAGGTAAAAAAGGCGTAAGTAAATATATGCGAAAGAAAGGCATCAGTCAGATGAAAGATGCAGTGCAAAGTGCTGATAGAAGACCTGAAAAATATATAAAACCTGATGGAAAGATGGGAATCAGAATGGTAAGAACTGATAAAGAAGTTATAAAGAAAGAATCTACTATAGTTGATCCTAGGGATTTAAGAGGTAGACCAAAAAAGGCAGATCCAAACCCGGAATCTAAATATGGTATTAAACACCCGTTACATCCTGCTAATATAAAGAAAGTA